CGGCATCATCTGGCGAAGTACCGGAATCTGGATTTGCTTCCGCATTCACAACTACATCTTGAGGTAATTATGCACCCTAATTCTATATCCCAAAAAGGCGTTGAGCTAGTTAAAGAGTTCGAAGGTCTACACGAAGTAAAAGCAGATGGCTTTGTTTACCCTTACAAATGTTCCGCAGGAGTTCTCACACAGGGTTACGGGGCAACTAGGGGTATAACCGCAGAAAGCAAATGGACCCGCGAGTATTGCGAAGAGCGTCTTACCAAAGATTTAAACGAACATGCCGAGGCCATTAAACACTATGTAACTGTACCACTTACTCAAAACCAGTACGATTCCTTAGTGTCTTTTATATTTAATTTAGGCTCAAATGCGTTTAAAAACAGTACGTTGTTGAAAAAACTTAATCAGAATTTGTACAGCGAGATACCTGCCCAGCTTATGCGCTGGGATAAGGCCCGTGTGAATGGGAAGCTTATACCTCTCGCAGGTCTCACTAGACGCCGTGCGGCGGAAGCAGCCATGTTTAGTGCGGATGCCCAACTGCCATCTGAGATAGGTGGACCAACAATGGTACAAGCTCCTACAACAAGCGTCCCTAAGTCTCTTGCTAAAAGTAAAACTATGGCGGGTGCAGGTATTGCAGGGGCCGCTACAGCGATGAACGAGGTTGCAGGGCAGATGCAGGGGCTTATTGCTTATGCGCCTATGTTGAAAACTGTATTCCTAGTGTGTGCTATCGGCGGCATTGCTTTGGCAGCTTACGCCCGTTTCAAAGATAGAAAAGATTGATGTTTATATTTGGCAAGATTAAATCCTACATAATTATGACTTTAACACTAGCTCTTCCTCTTATCTATTTGATGGGAAGAGTTAAAGGCCACGCCGCTGAGAAGAACAAAGTTCTTAAAGATGACCTTCAGGCACAGCAAAAGACCACTCACTTTTACAAGAAGATGGCAGAGCATGAACAAGATGATATTAATGACCGGGCTAGTCTTACTGACAGGCTGCGCGGCAACGGTTTATAGAACGAAGCTGGAAATCTACTGCCCCCCAATTGCAGAGTATTCCCCTGAATATAACCAAAAGCTAGCAGATGAGATAGATAGTCTTCCTGCCTCAAGTACGGCTCTTGAAACGGCTCTTACCGATTATGTGAACTTGCGCGACAGGATCAGAGCCTGTGATGAAGAAAAGGATAAATAAATGGGATTATGGTCTAGCACTTTTGGTGATGGCAACAGCTTCAAAGAGAGCGTAGCGAACGTATTTACGCAAGGTGATGGGGCTACTTATTCTGGCGGCAATCTTGTGACGGATGCCAGTGCGGGGTCTGATAACGAGGTATCTGTTGCCGCAGGTACAGTTATTGACGGCAAAACAATTACAGGAAATGCAAACTCCACTTTTAACGATGGAAAAGTTAACACAGATGGTACAGTCAGTACCAGAGTTACTGGAACTGCACCTGAAGCATCGTCAGCTATCAGTACGGCTCTTGGTGTAGTTGTAGACCCTTTGTCTGCTATACCTAAAGTTCTAACCAGCTTGGTGTCTTGGGTAAATGGTATTGATCCGACAGTGGATGGCAGCATAGAAACAGATGGACGCATGGTTTATACTAGAGCGGGAGAAGGGAAAAAGTTTGAGTACTCGTATAACTTTGCAGGGATGCCTTACCAGGTCGAGACAACTGCTGACGGCAAAGTTGTAGACTTTCTAAAAATTGTTGAAGACGCTGATGGTAAAAGAGAAGGCGATGACGGGTACGATTCAAGCACAGCTATGACGGGTTATGCGCGTAGTCAGGCTAATTTTACAAACTCTGGTGATGATGACGGCGCTAGCCAGGTATCTGAGTATGAGCAAAACAATAGCTCTACAGCAAGTTCTTCAGGAGGTTCGTACAGTAGCGGCGATATTATGGATATGGCGGAGAAAGCTGGTCTTATAAAAGTCCAAGCTGACATGGATGCCATACTAGCTGACCCTAATAAATTTCTTGCAGATAGAGGCTTAAAACTTGCCGACCTTATGACACAGTTAGATGTCAATGCAGAAGGTACATCCTTAGACCCAGACGATCCTGATTATAAACTTAGTGAAGAGAGTGGCTATGAGGCGGTTACGACAGGCGATGCTTCTCTTGTAGGGACGGTGACCCAGACTGAGGCCGACACATACGACTCTGAGTTAAATGTTCTAACTGACAAAGAGATGGTAAACGCGGTTACAGGCGAAGTCAGCGAAGACGCCTTAGTGGACGCTGAAGGCTTTACTATTGATGTGACGGGGGCAGCCACAGGGGTTAACGCTGACGGGACTACTAACGAATTAGGAATAGCTCTTAATGATTGGGCCAGCGTAGACATATCAAAAGTAATCGACACAAGCACAGCCGCAGGAAAGTTGCTGGCAGACAAGTTAAATTCCGAAGGCAAAGACTTTGTAGACGCTAAGACTTCCATATTATTTCAGATGAAGACCATTTCAGCAGAATTTAAAGGTCCAAACGGGGAGCCTGTAATTCCGCCGTGGGCCGCAAAGCTTCATGCAAATACAATGAAGTCTATTGCATTTAATGGACTCTCTGGGACCGCCCAGACTGCGGCTATGGCAAACGCCATTATGGAAAGTGTTTTAGGAGTAGCTGAGAAAGAAGCGGTATTCTTTCAGACACTTACAACTACTAATTTAAGTAATAAACAAGAGTCTATTATTAACAAGGCTAATGTGCTTTCAAAGATTGAGCTAGCAAACTTGGATGTCCGGTCTCAGGCCGCAGTTACCAATGCCAAGCACTTCATGGAAATGGACATGAAGAATTTAACTAATGAGCAACAAGCCGAAGTAATAAATAAACAGGCTTTAGTTCAGGCTATGCTCGACAACACCAAAGAAATTAACGCAAATCGATTGTTCACAGCAGAAACTAATAATGACCGAGACACGTTTTATGCTGAATTAAATGCTTCAATCGAAAAGCATAATACCTCTGAATTAAATGCCCTTGCTCGATTTAATGCGGGAGAGATTAATAGTGCGGCAGAGTTCAATGCCGAAATGAGAAACTCCCGTGAACAATTTGTATCTACTATGCAGTATAATATTGATGTTGCTAATGCTAAGTGGCGGCAAACAGTAGAAACTACAAATACCACCCTTATGGCAGACGCCCATACAGCCGATGTGAAGGCCGCGCTCGACCTTACCCAGGAAGTTCAAAACAACGTCTGGGACAGTGCAGACCTCCTTTTAGATTACATATGGAAAACTGCCGACAATGACCAAGACAGAGAGTTACGTCTGCTATTAGGGCAAATGCAAGCTCAAGCAGGTCAATCCAGCGGCGGCGGCTTCTTAGACGGACTTCTTAAACTAGGGGGTGCCTATCTTGGCTCATCAAGCGGCTCTGATTGGATGACTAAACTATTAAACAAGGTAGGGTAAAATGACATTTGATGAAGCGGTTAAAAAATCAATTAAGGTATTCTTAAAAGGTAAGATGCCTATAAAAACTGGGGAACTCAAAGAAGAAGGATTGTTCTTTACTCCTGAGTATTTTGACCAACTAGAAGCTGAACTTTTAGATGAGCCTACTGACAGTAAAAAAGACAAAGACGCTAAGGATAAGGAGTCTAAAGATGCAGCTTGATGCCCCTATTCCCGGTGGAAATTATACTTCAGATACGCGAAACTATTCTTGGCACAGACCGCCTGATCTGGTGGATTATGATGAGGCTATTTCTTATTTAATCGATAGAATAGATGAGCCAGAACAGGTTGAATTAGTATTTGCGATGCTGGGCATAGATGCTCACATCACTACAGTCGTTACTACAATTCTTCTACAGGCAATAAGCAAAGGTAAGATAGGTATCGATCTAGCAATTCTTATAGCTGGACCCCTCGCCCGTTACATAGAGATAACTGCTAAAGATGTAGGTATTAAATACGAGATGGGTGTGGAAGACAAAGACCGCGTCATCATTACCCCCACTCTTTTAAAAGCTTCTCTAGGCATCGTTGATCCAGAAGATGAGGAAGAAGTACTACCAGAGGAAGAAGTGGCATCAGAGGAGCCTACAGGAAGCCTCATGGCTATGCCCGAAGGTATGGCGGCATCTGAGGATGAGCAAGTTGAAATGTTAGGCGGTATGGACCCAGAAGGAGAAGCACCTCTGGAAGAAGAACCTGTGGCTGAAGAGGAATTAGTAAATGAGCTTTAAATCTGAAGCGGCTAATGTACGGTCTGGAATTGCTTCTGGCGGATACAAGAAAAAATCAGACCGTTTTGCAGGTTTTTTTGATGAACTGACTGACGGCATGAAAAGGCAAGATGCCGCTAAAGCACAAGAGGACTTAGAGGCCAAGCGAGAAACTCGCGCAGAGAACCGCCGAATTAAAGCCGCGCAGGACGCCGCAGAGAAAGTGGCTAAGGAGCAAAAAGAGTTAGCTAAGTTTTGGTTAACTTCTAATCCAACAATTGAGAATAATCCGCAAACACAGTCTGCGGTATTAGGTGCTATAAAACAAGGTAACTTTACGGAGTTTTCTGGCCTCAACGACTTTATGAAAACGCAGTCCAAATTCGTACCCGGCGTGACAGGTGAACCTGTAGTGGATCAAGCAGCTTATGACGAGTTGTTGGAAGGTGGAGTGGTTGATCAAACAGACAATATGTTAACCACCACACGACCCTTACTTAGAGATGCAGCACAAAGAGGGGATAAAGGCGGTAAAGTAATTGATGTTACTCCCGATCTAATAGCTAATCCTGAAGATACGACAGGGCGCATAGAATTTGGTGAGCAACCAGTAGC